CTAGGGTCTGAGAATCCAAAAGAATATCTCTCTCTAGCTTTGTATCTTACGTTACCAGTATCGAAGTCACCTTCCATTGCAGTTTTGATTGGTGCTCTAACGAACATTTTTAATCCGTTAGGAACATCAGTTTTAATGAAAAACGCATCAGTATCAGTTAGGTAGTGGTTAATAGTATAACCTTGTGGAATCATACCCATGTTACCTAATGCATTAATATCATTATCTGCAGTTCCAGTTCTGCCTGTAGACTTCATAAGTCTTTCAGCAGTAAACTGTAGGGCAGAAGGGATTATCATTTTTAATCCTCTTGCTGCAATTTTAAGACCTCTTTCGTCAGTAAATGCTGCAATGTCAATTAACGACTGCTCTAACGAAGTTTCGTTTAAGTCAGCAGCTGTTGACAATTCATTTCTGAATGTTCCAGCAATGATAGGGTGATCAGTAGCGCAAAGCTCTTTACCATCCCCACCTGTGAAAGACGAATCAAATGCATTGTTTAATACATTTGCTGCTTTAACTTGTTTAGCATTTGCCATAGATCTAGCTAATGCTTTTGTATATCTAGACGCAAGTCTGTCATAC